CTAATGCATCGGTGGTTTCATACCCGAACTCGACCATCCATACCGGATGATTCGTTGTATAGTGTTTGCCAAATTCATAACGGTTTATATCATCATCAATTGAAATCGGCCCATCAATGTCCATTGGTTGTATTCGCAATGATAATAGTTGCAATAATGTCTCAAAATTTCGTTGTTGTCTTCTGGCAAATAACCATTTTTGTTCGGTATCAATCACATTGCCTGTGTTATCAGTATACAATAAATCTTTCTTAAAGTTTCTTATTACACCAGTACTGGTAATATCAATTAATGTGTAGGCTTTTATTCTTTGCATAATGCAACTACTGTTTTTAGTCTTTCTAATACACTCTGTATATTGGGGTCTTCTGCAATATCATCCCAATCATGTGCCTCCATATACTCATTCCACAGAAATACTGGACTTTGTATTAATGTTCTTTTTGTCGCACCCATTTCTCTTTCATACACAGTTTTACCACCATCAGGACTTTCATATATTTTGGTCATGTTGATATTTAAGCCATAAAAAAAGCCTAGTTAAAAAACTAGGCTTTTTCAATACTAAATTATATCTTAGTAGTTAGCTAGTGCAGCCGAGGTTACACCTGTTACACTACCAAAATTAGAACCTGCACCGATTGCTGGACCTTCTGTGATGATAGTAACAACATCTGTTACTCCTGCTTCAAATGCACCGACTGCGGTGATTGAATTTGTAGTTTGAATAAACTGACAAACTGAATTTAATTCTGCTTGTGTCATATCCGTTTTGCTGAATGTTGAAATCGCAATATCGCGACCGATTGCCTCAAATGCACCATGATTTCCATGAACTTTAGTTACTGCTGGCATAATAATTCTCCTAAATCTATTTTATGTGGCTTTCGCCGTTACTTTTATTTATCCTTTTTAGCAAAAAAGCTATGCCCTCATTCTTAATTTTTGCGCAATCCTCTCAATTACAATGTATAAATCGGGGTATACCTGTTCGCCTTTTCGCATTAATATCATTAAATACCGCATCAATTGTTCCTTGTCATGTGAATTCATATCAGAATAATCAGCGATCCTTCGCCGAATGCGCCAATGAATGCTTTCCACTCCTTTTAATCTTCGCAACATCATAATCAGCATCTCATTGTAATCCCGCTCATCTACTTTGCCAGATGCTATAATCCTTAAATTCCGTTTAATTCGCAATTCAGGCAATGTTATATCCGATCCTTTTACCAAATCTGAATACTGATCTTGTTTGAATACCAACACTAAAACATTATATAAATCAGGTTGGCTAGTCTTAAACCCACTATAACTCTGTTGATTAACTAACTGCTGTGCATATCTTGCGGCTTGCTTTTTGTCCTCGTGATACACTACCTTTAGTGCTAATAAGAAATTCAATGCCTTTATAGCGATATCATCAACACTCATGCCTCTGACCAAAGACAATCGCTTAAATGTCCTTGATTCTTCCAAATTATCAATGAATGCATATTTAGATTCTTGCTGTATTGCTTTATTAACCATCTTACTAACTTTCTGCTTATTAACCCTCCCCAATGTTATAGGACTTATTCTATATAATGTCATATAGGTGGATTTAGCGGTTCTGTTGTTATCTAAATTGCTTATATGGCTAGGTTCTTCTACTTCAACATCCAAGGTGAAGTCCATATCTTTATCCCAATACCAAACATCATTGAATTTAACCCATCTATTCTTATGCTGATGTGTTACTATTCTCACTGGATGGGTTGATCCAGTTGTCATTGGTCCAGATATCCCACCATAGTCAATGACATCTTCGTCTGGTGGTATTGATTCGGTTACTTGACTAATAGTATATGTTGCTATAATTTTAGTCATTTTAGTTCTAGCTAGTTGGTTATTCAATATATTTCCCAAGTCAACGAAATCTTGGATTTGTTTTCTAATATTGGGATCGGCTTCTTGTATATTCAACATTGATGCCAATTCCATTGCTAAGATAGAATCTGATAGCACATCACCGTATTGTGATTTTAATTCGTTGTATTTACCCTTCCACGAATCAACATATGAATTGGATATTTTTCTAATAGAAGGAAGTGATGACACAAAAGCCAATATGGATGCATCGGTTGTCGCTGGACTTAATATCTTTTGCTTAATTCGATCAATATCATTTGAAATTTTATCATTAAACACACTAATTCTCATTAACTCGCTGAAGACTTCTCTGAAACTTACGCACATCCTTGGTTCTAATAGAATTAAGCATTTTTCTGATTAGATCCCCAGCTTGGTCTTCGGGGTAAGCATCTTCCATTAATTCTATAATTCGGATAGCACTTTCAATGATGTTATCTGCCCTAGTTCTAATAATATGTTTTTTATCATGTTCTATATCAATTGACATGATCTCTTCTAGTATACCTTTAGTGCGTGACTCCATTATGATATTTAGTTCTTTATCTTAGCAAGTAAGCCTTTAACTTTAGAGGAATCTATACTGCCTGATACCCTACCTGTGCTACTAGTCTGAACAGTTCCGTCCGAGTTTACACTAGTAGTTGTCTTTAAATTCTGCATAATTTCGTTAGATGTTGGGGAATTGGCAGTATATGTATCACCGGCATCAGTAATCCGAAGGGAATTTATATCAAAATCAAGTTCAATTTTCTGTCCTACACCAGCACTAGATCGGGTTTTCATCAATTGCAGTTGGTATTTCCCACGTTCTCGCATCATATTGTTTGTCAAAATCCCAAATACATTATCAGCAGTATTAATTTTTGATATACCACCCGATATGTGGCTGTGATCAAAGTCTGTTTCATCAACCGCTGAATTATGCGTTAATATTCCATTTGCATAAAACAAATGATCTTTTGATTCAACATCTATATCAATTGTCTTCCTAACACCAATATACTCTATACTAACTATTTCATCATTGTAATTCATATTTTTTTACTCCGCAATCCCAGAAGCGCAATGCACCCCTTTTATTCATTATTTCAAATTCTGTACTATCTTTGCTATAACCTTCTTTTATTAACTTCTTCTTTGTAAAGGATAATCTGTGATACATTACCCCATCAACATAATACCAATAACCAGGCTTAGATATATCCACTAACTTAAATCCGTTCAGATCGTAACTTTTACCATTTCCCCATCTAAGATCAACATAAGACTTAATTTCAGTACCAAAATCCTGCTTAACTCTACTAACAAATTTAGAAAACGCACCAACTACATTATGCTTAGAACAAAACCTAACTATCTCATTAAACTCAGTCTTTGCGAATCTATCCTTGCTAATAGACATATAAGACACCAATGCATCGTTGTAAAACATACCATAATGACAGGTGGCTGGTCTAAATCCCTGAATATGTATGCTATCAACAAAAGGACGTGCCTCCTTTGCAGATATGCGCTTTATAACACACTTTCTTGCACCAATACGCTCATTCGTGTCTGACAGTCTATATAATAACATATTTTTACATTGATCGTGCTTTTTAAACCACTCGTAATCTAATATAGTCAATAATGTTATATTTTGTTCTTGGCATTGAATAAACTTATTCTGATGATAATATATATCTGGATTACGAAGATCACTATGCCAGTATACACCACATACCTCAATTCCCAACTTAATAGCTGGTAAATAAATGTCAATTTCTTTAGGTGATATTATATCCCTAGTGTTCTCCACGATCTCACCATTGTAGATTGTTCTTATATATGCGATTATATCTTTTTCCACTGTGCTTTGTCCACCATAATTAGCTGTTGGGTGGCATTTCGGACACAATGGTAACTTATTAAAAACATTACTCTTGAATACTCCATCGCAACCCATACACTTCCAATTTTTCACTTCCCTAACTTCATTGTATTCAACAAATGTAAACTCTGGAATAGACCTATCAGCAACTTCATTAACTAGCCTATCAAAAAATGTTCTCTTTTTTGACTGCGCCCTAGTCTTAATATTTTCCTTTATTTGTCCTGGGTTTTCTACCCCATACCTCGCCATGCAAGTTGCTTTGAATTGATCTTTGTAATCAGCAGTTTTTGAATAATGCTGTTCTCCGTACCTATGCAAACAAGTCTCAGCACGCTTTGCATTGCGTTGTTTCGAATTAGCAGTGCATTTCCTACTGCAAAAATCACGGTATCCTCGGTGAATATCTAAGAATTCAAGTTCATTAACTCCACAATGTTTACACAAGGGTTTCTTACGACTATGCAATACAAGGTATAGCTTCTCCGCAAAAGTGACTCCCATTGGCATATTCATTACATATTGAAAAAACTCCGGGGATTCCCTTTTAATATTATGATACAATCCCCTGTAGCTACCTTTATATCTTTTCAACCAATAAGTTATCTCCGACTTGTAATCCATTGTTTATCTCCTTTAATCCATTGTTTGTCGGGAATTTATGTTTGGCAGAACACTCTATTACTTTACCAGATGCAGTAGTGATTCGGTACACTTCTTGTTCAGATATATCATAAATATTACCAACTGTTACATACCCCGTCGCATTCTTAATCTTATCGCCAACCTTAACATTTTGTATTTGTATATTACCTTTTTGTTCATGCTTAACTATAGTATCCAATGCAAGGCAACGATTTAACTGGGATGCCGTAACCATAATAATACCCAATTCTTTTCCCAAATTGCGAATCTCTTCACTAACATATTTATCCTTGACAAACAAATCACTAGGACTTACCTTAGCAGTGACTGGCATTAACAGATCAAGGTAATCAATACACATAGCATCAATCTTTATTCCGGTTTGTACTTCCAGTTCCTTGACATATGCACGAACATCATTGACCGTACTTTGTGCTGACATGTATTTAATTCTTAATTCACCTGATTGCTTCGCTAACATTTTCACTTTCAGTTCAACATTACCAATGTCTTTGAATATATTTTTCGATGGAGTATCAGTCATCATAGCATCCATCCGCATACTACACAGATCCTCACTCAACTCTAATGTGATAAATGCGCAATTTAACCCTTTCTGAACCCAATTAACCATTAAGTTCTGCATAAACAGCGATTTTCCACTCCCAGACCCACCGGCAAATATTTCCAGCTCTCCTTTATTAAATCCCCCGTACAACTTTTTATCTAATGTTGGCCATCCTGTGCTTATCTGCCCGTTATTAGATTTAATAGCTTCCAATCGTGCCCTGGGATCATCAAAATAGTCAGTTCCCATATCTCTTGTCAAACTGATTTGCACTGCATCCTTTATTAGTTTCTCAACTGGATCATAGTCGCCCTTTTCTAGCAAATCAACACTTTCAAGAATAGCACGTTCTAATTCCTGCCTGCGGG